TCCCGGCCTTGAGACGCCGTAAAACCAACTTCCCACCCCTGCGCACCGTAATTGAGTGGCGGGGTTTCGGGGTGCCCAGACAGGGCTTTGAACTATGAATAAACTGACACAATTAAAGACCGTTCTTTCATCTGACAAGATGCAGGAGCAATTCAGGGCCGCACTGCCCAAGCATCTGACAGCCGAGCGATTCGGACGGGTGGCTATCACTGCGCTAACGAGGACACCCAAGCTTGCTGACTGCACGCAAGAGAGCTTCTTCAAGTGCCTGCTGGATCTCTCAGCGATGGGCCTTGAGCCTGACGGGAGACGCGCACACTTGATCCCATACGGCAAGGAGGCGACTCTGGTGATTGATTACAAGGGCCTGGTCGAACTGGTCCGGAGATCCGGCGACGTTGCCAAGATCCACGCTGATGTAGTCTGCGAGAATGACACTTTCAAGCATTCGATGGGCGAGGTGCAGGAGCATTCCTACGATCTCAAGAACGAACGGGGCGAACCGTATGCCGTTTACGCTCAAGTCACCCTCAAGGATGGCTCAGTGCAGGCAGAGATCATGTCGAAGGCAGAGGTTGAACAGATCCGCCAGAAGTCGAGAGCCGGGAACTCTGGCCCTTGGAAAGACCACTGGAACGAGATGGCGAAGAAGACTGCTTTCCGGCGACTCACCAAGTGGTTGACGCTTTCTCCCGAGATCATGGATGCGGTGACTAAGGCCGAGGAAACTGAGTTCAAGGGGATGCGTGATGTCACCCCCGAGCCATCCAAGGAGAAGACCCTAGAGTCCCTAGAAGCACTCGTGACCCCTCCCGAGGTTGAGGCCGAGCCATCATCAGAGGATCTCTGGGATAAAGAGGAACAGGAGGTGTCGAAATGATTGCTCACGCCGAAAAAGAACTGTTCCCCGATTGCAAGATTCACTTGATGGAGCAACGAACTGATGAATGGTTTGAGGCTCGTAAGGGAAAACTTACCGGCTCTCAATTCGGGACATGGCTAGCCGAGAAGCCAGAATGCCGCTATACAGCATCAGAACTGAGGCAGCAGATCTCTGAGCTTGTGGGTCAGGAGCCACCTAAAAACATGACCAAAGCCGCTCTCCTAGGTGAGTGCCAGGATCTAGGGATCAACCTCCCTAAGACCTACACGAAGACCACCGAGGAAGCGAGGAAGAAGGCAATCGCCAAGATCATCGGGCAGATGTCATCCTGCATTGTCCCCGACGAATGGGGAGTTGATCCAGATGGGCCGCCGCCGAGAAACCGAGGTCAATGGGCAATCTGGAACGGAATCAAGATGGAGTCAGAAGCTGAACAAGCTTTCGAGGTAGAGACCGGCGAAGTGATCCGCAAGGTGGGATTCTGCACTCACTATTCTCAATTCGTTGGAGTCAGTCCAGACGGTCTGATTCGCGGCAAAAACATCGGCTTTGAAGGAAAGGCGCCATTGCCCGAAACCCATGCTCTCTACCTGTTAAATGGAGAACTACCAGAGCAATACAAGGCTCAGGTTCATGGCTCGATGGCGGCAACGGGGGCTGATGCCTGGTGGTTTCAAAGCTACTGCCCGGGGCTTCCTACCCTAAGGATCTTGGTTGAGCGTGATGAGTTCACGGAGCGCATGGAAACTGGGATTAATCTTTTTGCCGACCATCTACGGCAGACGACTCTGGAGATCATCGGCATGATGAAAGGAGGTCGAAGTGAGTGACCACAAGCACACGCCGGGGCCGTGGGAGGTTTATTTAACGGGAGACAGTGTTTGCATCAAAAAAGGCAAAAAAAAATTGCCTCCGTTATCGATTTATCTATCAATTTTTGAGCGCAAAGCAAACGCCCAACTCATCGCCGCCGCACCGGAGATGCTGGAGGCTCTGGAGACCGTTTGGTCTGTCATCGAAGATGCGCAGGGGCCGACAAGAAATTCATCAAATGAACTCGTCTCTTGGGAGGAAATAGCAAAGTCGGTTCAAAACGCAATCGCAAAAGCAACCGGAAAGGAGGCGCAGAATGAAACCGACTGCTTCTAAGACCATGAGTGATAACACTAAATCCGATTGGTATTATTTTCGAGCAGAGAACTTTGCTTGCCCTCCGGCCATCATTGATAACAGGACAGGAAAGACGATTTGTGAGTTTGATTTAGCAGATACTCCGAGATGCGAAATAGATGATAACGCCCAACTCATCGCAGCCGCTCCTGACATGCTGGAGGCTTTGGAGGGGATTCTCACGCTGATCCAAGAGTCACATGGAGTCTTCGGTTTTCATCTCAACGGTGATCTTTCTGACTGGTCGGAGCATCAAGACGACATCAACTTAATTCAAAACGCAATCGCCAAAGCAACCGGAAAGGAGGCGCGGAATGAAAACGATTGAAATCGAATGGATCACCGACCGGCGACCAACCGAGGGGGATAGCGATCAAGAGGACCTCGTCATGATCCCCAGTTCTTATTCTCAAAACTGGGACCTCGAACACTTTTATGAAATCAAAGACGGCGAACCGTGGCACCCAGTTCTAGCGGTCACGCCCTACGAAGAAACGAAAGAATCAGGACTCGACACCAGAACCGAATGGGCTCAAGTGATCGGCCTGCTCAACCACCACGGGCCGACGAAGATCCTCAAGCACCTCAACCTGCCAGACGATGAATAAAAAATCACCAATGGAAGGACGAGCAGGAGGGAAAAAGACTGCCGGAGTCCAGCAAAAATGGGAGCCGTTCTGCGATGTTCGCAGGGCTTGTGAAAGATGGCTCGAAAGGAAAGGGCTCAAAATAACGCCGGAAGATTTCCGCGATTACTCACAATTTAAAAAGAAAATCAGATGAAAAAAATATACATTGGAATCGACCCTGGGAAGTCTGGGGCAATCGCATTCCTACCGTCAGAGGGAGATCCTTGGATCGTGAGGCTAGACTATACGGACCATGACATTAAAACCGCATTTTATGACGCCTTGCGTTATGGTTCTGAAATGGACTGGAAAACTTCAGCAGTCCTTGAAAAGGTTCACTCATCCCCGCAGATGGGCGTCAAGTCTTCCTTCTCTTTCGGTCAATCATTCGGGAAGCTTGAGATGCTACTAGCGTGCCTTCAGATCCCTTTTGAATATGTCACGCCATCAAAGTGGCAGGGTGACATGAAGTGCCGGACGAAGGGCGACAAGAACGTCACCAAGGCCGCAGCGCAGCGTCTTTTCCCGTCAATCAAGATCACTCATCGTAACGCTGACGCTTTGCTTTTGGCCGAGTATGCGCGACGAAAGGAAAGGGGGCTGCTGTGAGTGACCAGATCGATGCGAAATGGACAAACTTCCCGGTGTGCCCTTATTGCGGGACAGAAAACCATGATTGGTGGGATAAGACTATCCTTAGAAATGATGGAGATACAGACTATTGTAAATGTGGATCATGTGGGGAAGAGTATCATGTCACCCTGAGAGTTTCCTCTAAGTTCGCGACTGAGAAAATTTCACAACGTGGAGAGGAGTCCCATAGTGAGTGAAGAATACACCGATACGACGGAGACCGATAATTTAGAGATCAGCATGGATGAGCAGGACTACGTCCCAGGAGACAAGCTGAGGCCATACGCCGATCTTTGCCGAAAGCTCGAACGAGAGCGGGACGATTGGAAAGAGGAAGCCAAGCAAGAGAAGGCTAGGCGAGAGCGATCTGAGTCAAATTCAAATTATCGACGGAAGATAATTCAGAATATGATCGAGGAACTTCGTGCGATCACCCGTCAACGCGACGAGATGACCAAGCAGTTAAACAAGGCGATGGCCGAGAACCTTGAGCTTAGGGCGAACGCTCAAGAGCAGCCACCTGCGTAGCAGGTTGGTCTGCCGCGCCTTGTTCTCTGCCGATTAGACGCCCCCGAAAATAAATGCACTTTTCTTTGATTAATTGCTTGCACGTAATCAAAAGGGGTGTAGTATAAAAACATGAACAACACGACACCGCTTCACGACCCCATCATTAACGCCTCGATCACCACTATCCTCCGCTCCGACGACCGCGACTTCGCAATCGGACTTGCCGAGATGATCAACACCTTCCTCGCCGACGACGGCTTCGCCTTCCGCTTCGACACCGATGCGGCAACCCTCATGGACATCAAGATTGCCGCTAAGTCCTTTATCGCTACCTTCCTCCCCGTTGACCTCAACGCGGAGTGGGCAAACAAGCCGACCCAAATGGGCATTTAAGATGAGAGGCGGCAAACGAGAGGGAGCGGGGCGCAAGCCCTGCAACACTCCCCGCGAGACAATCACAGTGCGGATCGAGCCGGAACACGCCGAACGATTCAGGGCGATCTGCGCGGCAAAGGGGAGATCGCAAGCGCAGCAAATCACCGAATGGATAAAACGCGCCCGATTGTAGGCAGAGAACGACTGAGGTATGCCATGGCGCGAGCAACCAGAAAGGAAACGACAATGAGTGAAAACAATGAACAACCCAGCGACTTGCCGTTGGCATCACCGTCTTGTTCGCCTTGTTTTGTTGTCCTTGCGTTCCGATACGGAGGACACAGCAACACATTTCCGATTGGTGTCTTCCCTTCCCGCGAGGAAGCAGAGTCTGCTGCTCGTGCCCACCGATATTTTAGGGGCGGCAAATATGACCACCGTATCTATGAGTTTGAATTCGGAAAGGCAAACGATGATGTGGGACACGCTTGCAACAACCGCCCTTGTATTGAGGCGAACGAGAAATGAACAGGAACCGCGAAGAGGCTTCCTGATTCGAGATGTTGAACTAAAAAAATCATGAATGAAAACAAACAAAAGGCATATCAAATTGTCGAAATACTCTCGCGAGTATCCGCAAAATGGGAGGTTAGTATTGACGAGATCCTATCTCCAACTAGGGGATGCGGATCGGCTCCCGAGGCTAGGTCGGTCGCAATGTATCTAGTTCAGGATGAGCTTGATATTCAGATGCTGAAGATCGCCAAAGTCTTCGGAGGCCGAGATCCTTCGACTGCTGGAAAAGCGGTTTCAAGGATTCGCAAAAGGATGGAACTCGATTCTGAATTTAGGGAAAAGGTAGAAAGCCTTTTTGAGAAGGCTTGAAAAGCTAGGCTAATCTCGATGCCTTTAAATCGAGATAATAACAACACGAGAAAATGAAAAAACAAATTGAATGCCTCGATTCTAAAAACGGGGAAAACTGGCACCTGTT